ATTCCCGGAAGCGGACTGTATTGACCTCTTTCATCAGTGGGGTTTTCTCTCCTGTCTCCGGATCTTTTATCTCCACCGGTCCAAAAGCTCCCATAACCTGGATTTCCTCCCGGCCAAATTCTACATAGTCCGTAATGTCTGCAAATGCAATATCCATGTACTTCTGAAAGATATCGTGCTCATCCAACAGCTCACGATTGAGCCTACTTTGTTTAAGACGCATGATTTCGTCACGCACTCCATCATTCTCCAACAACCGATACCCTATTGATGCAGCCGTATCATAGCTACAGCCATATGCTTTCTGATACGCTTTGGTCGCATTAAAACATCGGACATAATGCAAACAAAAAAGCCGCTGCTTGTCAGTGAGTTCGAGGTTTTCCATAACCTGTTCCACATCCTCCGCAATGACCTTTCCTCTTTTCTGCTTTCTGTTCGTTTTATTTGCCGAACGCTCATTATTTTTATCCGAACGCTCGCCATCCCACTTGTAAGTGGATTTCCATCGGCGAACCGTTCCTTCCGGCAGGTTTAGTTGACTTGCAATCTCAACTAATTTTGTTCCCTGAAGGTACATGGCTTTCGCCTGTGTAATTCTTGAATCTGGCGCTCTCGCCATGCTGTCTCACCTCGATTCGTCAGTTTTGGTAAAAGAAAAGAGATAGCCGGGGCCACCTCCAATCAATATCTTGTATTTATTTAAATACTATCCACAATATGTCGACAAAAAGAGAGCCTCCGCCAAAGCAGGGACCCATACAAAGGAGAAATTACAAAATGGTTTATCCATCCAAACGGATCCTACAGGAATCGAACCTGTGACACGGTGGTTAACAGCCACCTGCTCTGCCAGCTGAGCTAAGGATCCATAAAGGGGACGTCCAGCCCTGGGCCGGAACCAGAGCCAGACGATCCGGTCACCGGGCTGTGACACCCGGCGACCGACTGGGGCTAAGTGTAAGCCGTCGCCTGTATGCCTTTGGCTTCATGGTACACTATAACATTTTAAAAACGAACAGTGTGAACAAATCGAACAAACTTTACGCCGCTAAGATAAATCTTTCAAATTCCATCCTTACACTATCCGCTGTAGCCTTCCTCCCCATCTTCACAGCCACCTGCGCCCAGGTCATATCGTCAAATACTCTGTACCTAATTATCCGCTGCATTCTGGGTGCAACTGTATTGAGCCATGTTTCCACTTGGCGCTTGATTCTCTCCGCATTTCGGATCCGCTCCGCCAGCAGCTCCTCCATACGGTCCAGCTCGTCCGGATCCTTAACGGTAGCATACCCAAGTCCCTCCAGATGGTAGGTCTGCAACGTGTAGGGAAACTCCTGTGCCGACCCTTTGACACTATCCTTCTGTATCTGCCTGCGGCGCTTGCGCAACTTCCCGATCTCCTCCTTGGTGTCCTTGATCAGCTCACACGCATCTATGTACTGCTCCAAAATCTGCTTGTCCAACGGTATCACCTCCCATCTGGAAACCTCTTCCTATACTCCCTGTGCCCCTCCAGGTATTGCTCTGCCTTCCTCTGTTTGCCTAATAGCTGACGCAACTCATTCAGAAACTTCTGGCCGGACTGGCTCTGAAAATACTGGGCGAATGTCTCATACATTTTTGCTGTGTCCTTATGTTCACGGCGAACTCTCCGGCTGTTCCAGAGTTTCAAAGCCTCATTATGTAAGTCATACTTGTTATCTGTAAATTCCAATGCGTGGAGAAGATCCTGGAGACGCTTGTCCTCATCCCCCACATACGAAAATGAAATCTGGTACATCTCCTGACATACTTTTGCAAACTCCAGAAAATCCTCCAGCTGTTCAGACGGTTTCTTTTCCATTGCATCACCTCCAGATCAACAACACCGCCATCAGGGACCCCCAGACCATTAGGTAATCCCACCGGTTAATATTGTGCTGTATCAGATTGACCGTCCCCGTTATGGCCCAAAGGATAATCACTACATTCTTAAGTACATTCAATTTCCTACCTCCTGTATCTCTCATCCGGGCATAATGACGTATACGCATAGGCCGGTATCCGGGCTGACCACTCATCCAGCTTAGGCCCACGGATCGCCTCTGCGTCACTGGCCGCTACTGCCT